CGTGGACATGGCGGCAGAGATGAACGGAGGCCCAATATGGGCACTCTATGTAGAAGCTGTACCGCAGGCATCGAATCGGGCTATGCCGTGCCTCCAGGATGGCGTGTTTCCACTCGCTGGACGGCTGATGATGGATCGGTTGCTTGCCAATGGTGATAAGCGCCCGGCGTTTGCACCCCAGCCAGTCGGCATCGGTGGGAGCAGACAACAGTGATACGAAATAATTCATTCTGATTGCCTCCCTTTATCAACTGGAACATACTTGATTTTCTCTGGTTCGCCCGTCCATGACCATCCACAGGCAGTGCAGACCTTCTTGTAAATCGGCGGGTTTACGGTCAGCGCGAAGTCTACTAATACTCCTCCGCACTGAGGGAAGGTTTCAATTATCATGCTGTGCCTCCTCGTCGAACACGGTGCCGATGACCTCGCTGTATGCTCCGCCTTCTTCCATATCGAACCAGCAAAGTGTGTCGATATTTGGCTTCGGGCCACTCAGATGGACGATCTGATAGCCCCAAGTGTAGCCGCCGTTGGGGTTTCCAAATTCAATGCGGCCAGTCCACTCATAGTCGTTCGGCCTGTCTGTAAATTTGAGAATGTCACCCTCGAACACCTTTTGGCCGCTGCTGTCTGTCAGGCCGGTGTACTGGCCCACAGTGTCGGTAATAACCGGCAGTCCAATGTGATATTGATAGACCGATTTTGTGTCAGTCTTGTCCACTATAGCCGCATTTCCGTCGTGATCCTGGAGGAAGCACAGCCCCTCTACCCATCTCCCCTTGACCTTCTCTCCGTCCACCACAATGGTGTCCGGGCCGTCGCAGGGGTGGAAGCCGCGGAAAAGTAGTTCTCTCATTTATCGCACCCCTTTACTCCAAATAATCCAACTCACTGTCTATGTCGTTTGGAACATTCCCGCTCCACACATAAGAATTTTCCAGGATATAGTTGTTGTAGGTTGACGCTGTTCGGTTCGCTCTCATTTTCGCCTGTTCTGCCCATGACTGCTGTTCGTCATCTTCACTGTTTTTATATTGCTCGTATGTAAACCTGTCCGCCTCATAGGAAGCAATCATGGAACGGCAAGTGTCCTCTACTTGCTTCAAAGTTTCATAGTTGGTAGCGTCATCTGCTTTCTGAACAAGACCAAACCAAGAATTCCATGCCATAACTCCAAATGGGTTTGCGGCGAAAAACAGGATAAGCCCGATACAGACAGCCGCAATAGCGGCAATAGCTTTATTGCTCACCACTTTCACCTCCGATCACGATAGTCGGCGTGGTTACTTCAAACGGGATGTCGGAATAGAGGTAAATCCCAGTCCATTCGATATACTTTCCATCCGGGGTAAAGAAGAAAATTCCCTGATCGTTCTCCCCGTATGAGCCGTCTACGTCGGCTATCCAGTTGTTGTAACCTCCGCCCTCATAGTATTCGCTGTCTGGCGTGAGATAGCTATTCAGGCTTGTAACCTTTCCGTCAACTACATATCGGCCAACTACACCCCCACCCTCGGTGAACAGGACGATATAGCCAAGGGG